TTGAGTTCCTTGTAATTTAACTCTTTGATCTTTACGATCTTCTATATCTTTTTCTTTATTACCCTCAGCCCCAGCTTTTACTTGAGCCAATTGCATATTGTATTCAAATTCTTGAGATAACAATTGTGCTTTTATTTGCATCTCTGTTTGCATTCTTTGTATTTCAAACTGCGACTTAGCTTGTTCTACTTGTACTTTTTGTTCTGTTAAAGCTTGTTGTTTTTGTACTTCTGCTAATGCTGTTTTTTCAGCAGTTTGTGCTTGAGCCTGCGCTTGTGCCTCAACCATCAGTTGTTGCTGTTGTTGATCTTTCTCTTGTTTCTTCTGTCTTTTTTGTTTTAATAGTTGATTAGCTAATTTAAGATTTTTAATTTGTCTTATATCTATAGCGTCTTCTAAATCAATACCTTGAGACTGTAAAGCTATTTGTATGTTTTGTTCAAGTATTTGTTTTTCTTCATCATCCGGTTCAAGTTCTAAAAATATACCAAAATCATGCAAATTTAATTTCGAAATTTCGTTTAAAGTTTGCACATTGTAAACAGATATACTTTCCATTAAAGCATTAGCTGTTAAAGGAAATTGAAGAACATCAGCTAGTTTTAAAGAAATATTTTCACATATTCTTAAAGACAAATACATACTAGCTTGATTAATATGTTTTGTAGCAATATTTGATTGATTTGCGGCCATTTTAGCTAATCCTACTAAAGCATCTTTATCTGGTAAACTACCATCTCGAGCTTCATTAAGTCCGGTTACATCTCTTATCATCTGTAAATAGTATTGATAAGTTTGTATCAAGCTTTGGAGTTTAGCACCACTAGCAGAAGAGGTTAATTCTTGAATTGGAATTTTACCTCTATTTATTTCACCATCTTGAGTTAAAGTTCTACCAACTATACTACCAGTTTGAAAGTACATGTTTAGTGCTTCTGCTGGATTATAGTTTGTTCCGTTACCTAAATCTACTTCAGCTAAACCATCCATATCTAAAAATACACCGTCAGGAACCATCCTAGCCAATACTTGTTGCATTTTTAAATGAGTCAACTGTATCATATCAGCAAAACCAGTAACTTTACTAACTAAAGATTCTATTTTGCCTTTATACATTCTTGGTGCACAAATAGCGTAATTCATTTCAACTTTAGTTGTATCAGAAATAGGTCTAGTCATGTTTTCAGCTAACTCCCATTTTAACATTGTATCAGTACCTAAAACTTTAACACCACTATATAAAACTTCTATACTTCGGGAAACTCTATTATAGGTATCTGCTGGTGGAGGATTAAACTCGTCAGTTTTTTGAATTATTTTCTCTAACCCATTTTCTGTTTTTTTCAACTTAAATACTTGGTTCATGTAAGTCTTATACTCGAAATATAAAATCTGAACCGTGTTATTGTCATAATTTCCCCAACCAGTAATATATTGTCTATTACCTGGCATCTCCTGTATACGTTGTAATTCTTTATTGCTTATATCAGGAAATTGTTTTTTTAATTCTGGTATAGTAATTGATTTAACTTCTCCTACATAATAAATATCTTCAAAGTTTGGATCTTCTGTATATGAATAGATCATATAAGCAGGATCCACATAATCAACCGTAATACCGTTTGATTTATTAAAATTAGTTTTGCACGCTGCTATTCCACAAACAACAAGATCTTCATTTAATCTTCTTTTTGTTAATTCATATTTGTTTTTTGCTAACGTAGTTGTTATAGCTTCTTCTTCTGCTATTTCTATAGATTGTTTATAACTTAACTGCATGTGCAGCTCTAACTCTTCTGTAGTTCTTGGTAAATCTTCAGGTGAAAGATTAGACTGTTGAAGATTTAAACCTAAAATTTCTTTTGCTTGAGCTATTTGATCTTTAGCATACATATCTCTTGCTACAGCGGTTGCATAGTCTGTTCTTTTTTTAACAGACTCAGGGTCTTGAGAATAAGCTTTTATATCATATTCTTTATTAGAAATCCCATTAACTACAATGTTTACAAATTTAGATAAAACCGGAACTGGTTTCCAGTCTAAGTTTAAATAGCTTAAGTCACCGTTAATTGATAATTCATCTTTATATTTCTGTACAGATTGCTCACCTCTTGCATATAATCTTAAATAATGAAAATTATTAAAGCTAGTTAAATATCTATTGCCATTAGTTCTACCTTGATTAAACCATTCTGTTTCAATAGCGGATGCTACTTGCGAACCGTATTCCCATGAAGCTTTTTCTATGTCTGGTACTACCTGACTTGGAAAGGCGCTATTAGAATTTGTATACATTTTCATTTATTCAATTATTTTTGACATTGATCCTTTGTTATTATATTTTTTAATTCCTAAATCATAAACTTTTCTTTCAATTGTAGGATTTGGTCTATATTTATTTTTGTTACAAGCCATTATAGCTAAACCTGAACTAATTGACGCATCATGAGTAGTTCTGTTATTTATATTAAACTTAGCCCAATCTTCAAGAGTTCTTTGAAAATATAAATCCCCATAAGTATTATCTTGTTTTAAACCAATATAATCCTGTATATAAGATTCTATTGCCGCAGCGTGAGCTTGTTTTATATCTTCACTTGAATTAGGTATTCCACCTATTTCTCTTTCTGTTACTGATAGTTTATTATATACTTTATCTGGCCTATTCATAGAGTAACCTCTATAACCTCTTCTTTTAAAGTAATATAATAATCGAGGTTTATTGTTTTCTGCAAGTATTGGCATACCGTAAAATATACAAGCCATTAAAACATCTTCAAAAAATATTTCTGCTGTAGCAGGTCTCGCTATATATTCTAAAAAAAAATGATTAGCAGGATGGTTCTCCATACTAAATTTAGTTAAACCATGTAAAGCTCCATTAGATCCCCTTCTGTCTACAGTACCTGATATATCATAACTATCACAACCAAAAGCGCCCATATGTTCGTTACCCGGATGTTTTCTACCCTTTTTACTAATTACATTGTTTTGTAAATGTAAAGCTGGAACCCACGACACAAAAAACCTACCATTGTTTGTGGGATTAAAAACTACAGATGTATCTTTAACACCATTTGTCCATTGAAAGTTTCCTTGAGTTACAACATTAGTATTTTTAATATCAGCATTCCAATCTATCTGTTCGTAAATTTTAGTTAAATTAAACAAAGAAGATTTAGCCTCATCTCTAAAAGCATGTTCTTCTGTACGTGGAAATTGTCTATAAAATTCGTTTAACCCGTCTTGATCTCCTTTTAATCCATCAACTTCATTTTGCCAATATTCTATTACACCTATATTTATTTTAGTACCGTGCGGATCTTCAACCGGTTTTTCCGGTGTATTGAAGACAGGTACGCCATAAGCATCAATGTATCCTTCGTAGTTCCATTCCATAGGTATGAACAAAGAATATAATCCCGAGCGAGTCTGTCCATTGGCGTTTCTTTTGGTAACATCCGAGTCATAATAAAGTTTCTTAAAATTATCCCCTCCTTTGTCAAGAGCATTGCTCGTTGAACCCATCATACATTTACCAATAATTTTACTACCTAATCGTAGTGTTGTTTTAGTAACTCGCCAGTTATTTAATATGTTATTAGGTCTCTCCCATTTACCGCTTTCATCATGTACTAATAACTTTAACTTTTCACCATCATAACTGTTGTCTCCTGTATTTTTCCAATCAACAGTAGTATCTAATCCTGTAAGCTCTCTAAGTGTTTCGTTTGTTTCAAGTTTTCTTCTAGTAAATTTACTTGCAGGAACTCTATATGCTAATTCTGTTTTGGGACGGTCCATACCGTCTTGTATTGGTTTAAAGAAAAACGGGTAATTAACCGAGATTGGTACAACCTTGTCGGTAAACATTGTTTTAGCGTCAGGTCCTGATTTAGATAATATTCCAAATCTTGAGTCTGTTGATATTGTTGCGCTGTTAACAGTTTCACCTGAGGCCATGAACGAAAAACCAGATCGTCTGTTTTTGAGATAGCAAATACCATATGATCTATCGTCGGCTTTACAAGCTTCCCAGAATATAAAGAATAATCTGTTTGACTCCCTAAAATCTGGCTTCCCAACATCAATCTTGGACCACTGCAAGTACATATAGTGAGTACCAGTAAGATAAGTAGGTTTATCTTTATTAATAAACCAAAAACCTTTTTCCCTATATTCAAACTCTTTGTCAATATAATCATACCATGTTTCTTTAAAATCTACATCATACTCTTCCCAATCAAATATTGTTTTAATACGTTTAAAAGCTTTAGGTAGTGGGGTTCTTTCCCATTTATTAGATTTAAATTTTACTATATTTTCTGATTGTTTAGGTAAAGCTATTTTAAGATTTTGTATTTCATACACTTCACCTATTTCACCAGTTTTACTAATTACAATTATATCGTGTTCTTTATTGTAACCGTACTCCCATTTTTTATACCTATTGTTTCTTTTTAAAACCTTAGGTTTAATATGGTTTTCTAGTACTTTAAATAACGTTTGTTTGTACATTATTTAGATCTTCCTTCAGCAAAACCTCTAAAGCTTTTTTCTTCTTTAGCTTCTTTAGGTTTTTCGTTTAGCATTTCTTCTTCTTCTTGTATTCTAGTTGTTATCTCGAAAGCATCCATAATACAAAGTTTTTTTGTAGCTGCTGCATTTTTTAAACGATCTGCTGATATGTCTGGACCAAAATCTATAATAGGTTCCTTAGCAACTTTAATTAATTCTTTAACTGCTACTCGCCCAGCTTGGATTATATTCTTTTTTGTTTCCTTTATGTCCATATTTAATTACAATATCATTTGATTTCATACAATATAAACGCTCTTTATCTACAATAAAATCGTACTCACCATATGGTGTATATCCTACAGTGTCTCCCTCGTGTATTCCTAGCGCTTCTAATGAGCTATTACCTATTTTTAATATACCAATAAGGCTTTGCTCTTTTGCAACCTTAAATTTACTTTCGTTTTTTAAGGGTTTTATAAAACATCTGTCATTTATTGACATCCATTTTGAATTTCTTTTATATAAATAGATTTGATCTAAAGCGCAAAAGTATTCATTATCTTTAAAAAAAGATCTTGATTTTTTCTTTACACCTCTCATATCATAAAAGGTTCTAAAAACGTTATGATGAATTAAAATTAAATCACCTTTTTTTATTTCAGTTTTAAAAGCTAAAGGAACTTGAATTACTTTAGCTACGTTATTTACAAATTTAAAACTTTCAATCTTAGTGTTTAATATTATTTTAACGTTTTCTATGTCTATTTCGTTTTCATAAGTGTCACCAACTGGTTCTACCATGAAATCATACAAGCTTCGCATTAATACTCTAAGTCATATTCGATGGATATTGCCATGTTAGAATTAAATTTTTTCCATGGCAATATTTCATCTCCTTTTTTTATATGAATATTGTAAGATGAATCTTTTATATCATGAATAATATAAGCTATCTCATGACCTCCATAGACCTGTTGTCCAATAGAGTAATGCATAGCGTCATTTTTATAATCAGATCCAATGCTGATTTTCCTTACAACGTTATTCACTTTATTTTTCTTCTTTTTGCTCTACAATAGTGTACTCACCAGAAGCTAGATCAATGTTTATTGGTCCATATTCTTCTTCTAGTTTCTTTTTAACATCTTCAGCTGCTTCATTAGCTTTGCTAAATTCTACTTTAAGAGCGCTTTTTTGTACCTCAACAAAACCAATTTGGTTTAATAGCTGATTTACTTTCGCTTGTGTTTCTTGAATTTCTTTTAACTGTTCGTCAGTTATTTTTGCATTTTGTTCTGCCATTTTAATTTAATTTAATTAATTTATTTATTTATTTAACTATTATTATAGTTACAGGTTTTATTTACTTTTTAAATAAGCTTGTAGCTTTTTCTGTTGTACGTCCACCAAAATAAGCTAATACAACACTCATCATTACTTTTTCAAAAGTATCATTCCATAATTCTCCTATATGAAAAGGTATAGAATCTACACTGTCTAGTAAGCCAGCTAAAGAAAATATAACAATACACCACACTAAAACTAGTGGGCGTACATTTTTCGAAAGCCAAGAATCTGACATGGAATCAGCTTGCCACCTTGAAGTGATAGCTTCCATTTCTTTATTTTGCTGTTCAAATATAAGTTGTTGTAATTTTATTTTATCTTCACTACTTACGTTTGATTTACCTATAGCAGCAATAGCTTCTGCAGGAGATGAAACACCACTAATTAAATTACCTAAAGTAGGATTAACTAGTGATGCTGCTCCAAACAGTAACTTACCTACTGTAGTTTCTGCAAATTTTTTCTTTGGCTTAGACATTTTATAATTTACTTCAGCTTGTTAGCGTTTTCTTGCAACTTTTTTTGATATTTTATTATTTGATCAGCTTGTTCAGCATTATAATATTCACCAGAATAATTATTTTCTGGAAAATCTCTTCTTATATCGCTCTCGCTTGTGGAATTGTATACTCTTTCACTACTACCACCTTTACTCTTTGGTAAGTTATAGTTAATAATACCACCCGAATTTACGTTGTTTTCGTCTGGAGTAATTGTAAAATTAAACATCTGTTTTGCTTTGGATGGACTAGTCATGTCTACAAGTGAACTATCTCTTGTTTTCATGTTTCGAATCTTTTTTATTCCCGCTATCTGATTAGCTAATCTTTGTTCTTTTATTGAAAGACCTTCGCTAACAACATCTGACCTTTGTTCAGAACCGCTATTATCTGGAGCAGATACAGAAACCTCTTTTAAATGTCCCTCTATATGATCAGCAGCACCTTTACCCATTATCTTAGCTACTTTAGCAGCACCTTTTGCATAACTGTTTTGTCTAGCTGGTCCAAAGTTTTGAGTATAACCCATTCTACCAGGACCACCATGTGGATGATCGTGAGAACCTTTTTTTACATCATAATCTCCAGCGCCTTTTTTATATTTTGCACCACCTTCGTAGTCTTTTTTGCTTTTAGAATCATCTCCTTTTTTTCCACCATACTCAGCAGCACCTTTTTTGTGATGTCTTTTTTTAGCAGAACCTTTGTCTGCTTGATCAATTGCTGGCCCGTCTTCTGAAACCTCTTTTGATTCAGCAGGACCTCTGTAATTTTTGTTCATTTGTTTTAATTTATTAAGTGTTTTTGTCTAATTTTTTTTCTAATTGATAAGGTTTTTTTTCCCAAGGTTGGTTTGGATCTCCAGAAGCCATTTTAGAGTAATCATATTCTTTACCCTTCCACCATACTACTTCTTTACCCGCACCGTTGTAACCATAGTCTAAATCACCGGATTTGTATTGTCTTACATGTTCAAGCTCATGAACAATAGTTTTTAGTTTTTCCTTTGGATCTTTATCTATAGCAAACGAATCTTCGTTTAAAATAATAACTCCATTCTTAGGTGTTCTAGCGTGAACTGGATCACCCTCCATATCTCTTTCAAACATCGATGTGCTTAAAAGATCTAGGTTAAAAGGAGATTTTAATTTAAATGCCATATTATTCTTTATAAGGAAATGTTTTATTAAACCACTGTTGACGATTTTTACAGCCACAAGGAATATTAAGACCGTCAGAAACTTTTTCTACAACGGTCTTAATTCCTGTTTTTTCCGTGAATTTAGCTATACTATCGCCTAATCCTCGAGACTGCATAATTATGCTATAACTATATCAGTTATTTTTACGCCTGAATCGTTTTGTACGATTGACATAATACCACCTGGGTTAGCAGTGACAGCTGAAATAAATTGATTAGCCCACTCTTTACCTTTTCCAGTAACTGTGAATAAATAACTTTTTCCGTCAGCGAAAACTGTAAATTTGTCAGCCGAAGCGTCTCCATTTACTAATCCTTGATAAACAGAATCAACGTGTCCAATTAATACGTCTGAAAGTTGGTTAGCAACATTTACGTCTGCTGCTTTAATTTTAATGTAATTTGCCATAATCTTTTTTTTTTGTTAAATGTTAAATGTTAAATGTTAAATGTTTTTGATTTGCAGTTTACTCTGTTTATTTTAATGATGTTTTTCATCATACTTAAGATCACCAGCTAGTTTAGATATGTGCTTCTCGTCAGCTGTCATATCTATATCACTGTGACCGTGTTTGTCGTCATACTTTATATCTTCTTTAAGATATTGCATGTGTGCTTCGTCATCACGTTTAGTTGCAGCCATATTATGACTTGTAACCCTTGAGTGTTTAGCGTTTCCACTGTATTGTCCGTAATGTCCTTTTTTATTATAACTCATAATTTAAGATTTTAATTCTGGGTATTTTGCATACACCTTATTTTTAATTGATTCAGGGTTAGAAGCATTGTGTGCTAGTTTTAAAGCTGATTTAGCTCTTTCTAAAGTATTGATAGGGTAAGTTCCATCTGGACCAGCAAAGTCATCTGGTGATACATTAGGATATTTTCCCGCGTTACTTTTACCAGGTTCTTCTCTTATCTCAGTAATTGTTTTACCAGCACCTCTAAGTCTGTTTAATAAAAAATTTCCCATTATCTACCTACCATTATATCAGCAGCTGTTACAGTTGCTAATGCTGTTACATAATCTACAGCTACTGGTAATATTGTACCAGCTTGTACTCCTTTGAATGTTAATGCTTGTGCAGAAACAGGAACACCATTATTTACAGCTGTTATACTTAGTGTTGCGTTTGAACCTCCTGCACCAGTTATAGTAACTATATCTCCAACATTATAACCACTACCAGCTGAATTACCTATGGTAGGATTTGTTATAGCGTTACCAGCTACGGTTGCATTTATAGTTAAACCTGAAGCTAAATTATTAGAGCATGTTGTTGCTAGGTTAGTCTGTGCGCCATTAGTATAACCAGTTCCTGCAAATGTTAAATCAAATGTACTAACTGAATTTAAACTAGTACCTGATAGTATAACCGATATATCTCCGGCAACACCCACGTATAACACTGAGCTATCTAAAAAGTTACCTAATACTCCTGTTTGATTTTGAAATACCCAAGCAGGTAAAGCGTTTGGGGTACCAACTAAACCTGTTAAAGGCATAGCTTTACCTATGATCGAATCTTGTGTTCTAAATAATCCCATTTTTATATTGTTTTAGTCTCTTTGAGCGCACAAAACGGCGTTAAGAGGTTTGTAAGGTGTTGGTGCTTTTAGTATTTGCATACCTGTTATTCCTGAGCTTGAACCCATACCGTGTGGTCTACCTGCTTGATCTAAGGGTCCATCCCATATATGAGATTCACCAACGATACCAACGTGCTTACCTGGTTTTAATCTTTCCATTGCTGGATCGTATTTTTGATTGTGCATAATTAAGTTTTTAATGATTGTCTTTGTTTACTTCATATATAGATTTTTTTAAAACTTTATCCATATATGAATTACCTTTCATGATTTTATTTCTTCTAACACTTGTAGGAAGCTCTTCTTCTTTTAGCATTATTTTATATATTCTACTTATAAGTTGTTTACCTTTAAAAGAGACTTTATAAATATTATATTTTTGAGTAGTTCTGTTTCTATTTCTCCAGACTTTTATCCAGTCATTTTTAATTAATCTACTCCATCGTCTATTATCCCAGCTATAAGAGTAAACTCCTAATTCAAAATCTTTTTTAGTAAACAAATCTATACAGTCTAAATATATTAGCAACTCTAAATCTGCTTCTCTAAGGTTGTTGTTTTTGGAAGCCCACTTACGTATTATACGATAGTGTTTTAACAAATTCAGATTTTTTAATTCTGATGCATCTAGCTTTTTCACAAAACAACAACCACGTCTTGAACTTTTATAACGTGATAAATATTTTCTTTTATTTCAATTTTATGACCAGCATGTTTATCATAAAATATTATATCATTCTTTTTAAGACCTTTTATTTCTTCACCAACATCAACAACAATAGCTTTTATATACCTAATGTCATCTTTATGTAACTCAGCTAATAATAAACCACCTTCTGTTTTAGTAGTGCCTTCTTCTACTTTTTGTATGATTAAATTTCTACCTATTGCTTTCATCAACTCTCATATTATTAATTACACAATCAGTAGATAATATTGTAGTAGCTACAGAAGCCGCATTTACTAATGCACTTTTTGTTACTAGCAAAGGGTCAATAATTCCTGAGTCAACCATGTTTACCATATTTCCTGTAACCACATCTAATCCTATTCCGATTTTTTGTTTGCTACCTAGTTTGTCTGGATCTATACCAGCGTTACTAAGAATGGTTTTAAATGGAGACTGAATAGCTTTTAACAATATCTCTTCACCTTGATTAATAGGCTTTATTGAGTGTGATGCGTTTAGCAATGCAATTCCACCTCCTGGAACTATACCTTCTTTTATTGCGGCTTTAGTAGCGCAGATAGCGTCTTCTACTCTATCTGTTTTTTCTTTTAATTCTATAGCAGAATTAGCACCTACCTTAACAACTGCGACTTTTGCAGATAATCTAGCTAATCTTAATTCTAAACCAAGCACTACGTGTGATTTGTTTTTCTTTTTAAGATCTTGTTTTATTTTGCTAATTATATCTTCTATTTCTTCAGAAGCTTCTTCAACTTGAATTATAGTCTGGTCTGATGTAGACGTAGCTTTAATACATGAACCTAAATAATCAACTTGTATAACATTTAAATCATCACCTAAGTCTTCATTTATTATTGTAGAATTAGTTAATAAAGCTAAATCACTTAATATTTCTTTTCTTCTTAATCCATAAACTGGAGGATCTATAACGTTAATTTTTATATTACCCTTCATTTTATTCATAAGCAAAGCAGATAAAACACCTGCTTGTACCTCTCCAACTAACAATAAAGATTTGTTATTTTTTATAACATGTTCAAGTACTGGTTGGACTTGTCTTATTGATTCTATTTTAGAATCCATAATTAAAACTAAAGGATTTTCTAGTTCTACTGTATTTTTTTCTTTATTTGTAACAAAATTTGGATCAGCATATCCTTTAGCATATTCAACGCCTTCTACTATTTCAATTTCTGTAGCACCACCCTCTGTTGGCTCCATTGTTACAACACCTGTTTCACCGACTTCTCTAAAAGCATCACCTATTAATTTACCTAACTTCTCATCATTGTTAGTAGATATTGTGGCAATTTGATCTATCATATTATTTTTTACAGTAATACTTTGATCTTTTAAAAATTCTATAACTTTAGTTACAGCGGTGTTTATTCCTTCTTTCAGCTCTCTGCTATTTACATTTGTTTCCGTTTGATAGGAAGCGTCTAAGATAGCGTGAGCAAGCACTGTAGCGGTAGTTGTACCGTCTCCAGCTTCTCTTACTGTTTTTCTTGCAGCTTCTTTTAAAAGAGTTGCACCCATATTTTCTATTGGGTCTTGTAAGATTATGGAATCTGCTACTGTTACACCATCTTTTGTTATGATAGGGTAACCTTTTCCGTCTTCCATTATTACACATTTACCGCTAGCTCCAAGAGTGGAGCTAACAGCTTTTGTGAGTGTATCTATACCCTTAAATACTTTACCCTTAGCTTCGTTTCCAAAGCTTAGGTTTTTGACTATTGCGTCTGACATAATTTAATTTGATTTGATTGAATTTATTTTTTACTTAAAGGTCTTAACGACTTGTGGTCCGTGAATATAAGCTAACTTTTTCTTATAATGTTCTATTGAAGAATCTATTGCTTGTTCAGCACCTTCAATTGTTTCACGTCTCGTTGCATCGATCCAAGAATCTTTTTTGTTTGGATCTAGGTATTCAGTTTGATAAAAACCGTTTGGTAATTGAACAATTCGCCAGTTTTTCTTCTTGGCTACATGTTTCCATAGGTTTAAGGTTTCATCTGAAATTTGTGGTTGACTAGTCCACGAATTAGTCTGGTAAAATAGTGTCATTGGTTTTGGTTTTAAATTACTATTGGTTAATGCCCTACACCGGGCCGGTATATTTGTATTATCACTTGTTTTCTTTAAAATTTACACTTTAAGGACATGATCCTGTTGTTTGTACTAATCCCGCGGTTCCTGTTATTCTATACCAACCAGCTGTTAAAGGTCCAGGTGATGGGCCATAAGAATAATATCCCGCAGATAACGGTGTTGTTCCGGCACTGTTACTATAAACTTTATCATTTGTTGCAGGATATGGTCCAGAACCATCGTGATAATATTGTTGATTTATAGCTTGAGAACATATAAAGCTCTGGCTTGGTTGCCCTGACCCAGATCTAAAAATTGCTACAGTTGAATAGTCTTTATCGTAACCGTACCATTCTGAAAATTTATATGGAGAACTTATAGGCATAATTTATATTTTAAGAACAAGCATTACTTTGAATTATTTTACCAAAATCAGAACTTGCGCTATCCGCATTAATAACAAAATACCACTGTGATCCAGCCCCACAATGTGTTGTAGTTGCAGAACTACCAGGTTGTTGAAATGTTCCAACACCGCAGTAAACCTGTGTTAAAGCAGGGTTTAAATAAAGGTAATCTCCTAAACCTAAGTTACTAGCATTACCTATAGAAGATTTATAATATAAACTACTACCAAAACTTCCCATAACATCATTTACATTTGTTAACTCAAGAGAATTACTTCCGTCTCTTGTTATTGGATTTGGAACAGAGTTTGTGTTTATAGTGGGATAAGAGTTACCCGAACCTTTAGCGTCACCACTATTAATCATATCATATAGAGATATAGGTCCAATTATTGATCCTGAACCATAAGTCCCGAGTAAAGCTTCTTGAGCCATTGCTAACATTGAAAGCTGACCAGGAGGACATGAAGGATTTGGTATTGCCATAATTATTTAATAAAAGCTATTGTTGTGTATCTATTTTTATTACTGGTGTTTTCTATTGCATGCATAATATGAGGTCTAGTGTGTAACAAATGAAAAATGCCACTATTTTTTTTACCAGAACCTTCACACAAAAAATTTTTATTTATATCGTAAAAAGAAGTAGAATTAACATTATTGATTAGGTTTATCATAATAAAAGCTTTATGCTCTTGCCTATCACTATGAGGAACTAATTTAAACCCTGGTATATCTTTAAATATTTTAATATCTATTTTTTTATATTCAGGTACTTTTTCTTTTATATAACTAACATCTAAAAGACTAAGTATTTTATTTTTTAAATGTTTGTTATGATTTTCAAATCTAGTAGTTATTTTATTAAATAAACTACCATCTTGTAATTTATAATCTAAATTTTCCACATCAATATTTAAATCATCTACTTCTATTTCCCAAGCTGGAACATTTTTATGTAATTTATTTTTTACAATCACACTTTTGTTTTAATTCTTCTATTTCAGCTTTTAGTTCTTTTATAGCTTCAAGTAATACAGGTGTTATACCTTGATGTCTAAGTGATAGTTTTCCATTTTCATTTTTTCTTACAAGTTCTGGTAAAACTTTTTGTACATCTTGCGCTATAAACCCTATATCTTCTTTTATATCTAATATACTATCTGATTTTTTCCAATCAAACGTAACACCTTGAAGTTTCATGGCTTTATCTAAAGCTGATTCAATAGGTTTAATATTTTCTTTATAATTTTTATCTGATGGAGTTCCGTAAGCCACTACATCACCCACAACAGTTAAAGTACCTGTTGAATCTATTACACCATTTCTAGCGCCAGAACTACCTGTTCTAAAATTAACATGTAAAGAGTTTAAAGTAAGTCCTTCACCACTAACATCATAAATACCCGCGGTTGAATTACCGGTGGCAGCATGATTACCGTTAAATGTATATTTATTACCAGCAAAATAAGATGTAGCTCCGCTGTTATATATTAAGTTAGTACCATTATTAGCTTGATAATTACCTTCTAAAGTAAGATCACCGTTGCCAAATAATTTAAATGTTCTTGTATCTGTTGGTGTGCCTGAAGGATTAAATCTATTTATAAAAGAAAAATAAGATGTATCATTTTCAGATTGTGTAGCTCCAGATCCTGTAGCGTAATATATTTCATTTTCTCTGCTACCACCAGAATTATTCCAAACCATAGCCATACCTGTGTCATAACTTGTAGGTGGCGCTGTGCTTTGTGCGTTACCACTTACATAGAAATAAGCTCCAGCCCCCGTGCCATTAACAGTTAAACTACCTGTAAAATTAGTAGCAACAGATGTGCTCGCACCTCTTCCTGTAACAGTTGCTAAAGTAGAAGTATTGTTTAAGGTTACCGCTCCACTTGTTCCACCTCCTGATAAATCTGTTCCTGCTGTAACAGCTGTAATATCTCCTTGTGGTATAGTTGGAAAAGTTGTTAAATCACCAGCTCCATTAATGTATTGACTAGCACTACCTTGAGGAGCAATAGTAATAACCGGATCGACATTAGCATCAGCTACACTAGCGGTATAAGCATCACCACTAACAGAACAACTAACACTTTTTACTGTACCTGTTGGTATTGTTGGGAATGGAACTATATTACCTAATCCATTTATATAATCTGCAGCTGTTGCGCCTACTTTTGCTGTAATAGCTATAGCTGGTGTAGTTGTTGGGTTTGTTACGTTAACCACAAAAGCATCACCATAATGTGATAATCCTACAGTTTTAACTGTTCCTTCAAACTCATCAGTTGAATTAATTGTTATAGTACCGTCTGGATCAGAAACTGTAGTAATATTTGTTCCTTCAGCTAAAGTTAATGTATCACCTTGTGTAATAGTTGTAGCTGCTGTATTTGTACCAGCACTTACTGTAAAACCACTACCCATGGTGTTAGGTGAAGTTAATGTCATTAAGTAAGGATCACCTGTGCTACCCGCGCCTGTAAGAGCTGTACCTAACGCACCTGTTGCTGTAACAAATTTTAAATATTTATCATTGTTAACAGTTTTATCTGCATCAGCCAAATCTCTTACATACCAAGTTGTGTTTTGTTGAGTATCAGTCCAAGGGACATTTACTACTAATTGATTGCTAGAATTATCTGTTATACCATATGTTTTATTAGCGGTTTCTGTTTGACTCTCTGCAGCTGGTGTAGATCCTCTAGTATATCTTAGTTTACCTAAACCTAATGTAGAATTAGTCATAGCAACATACTCAGTGTTCGTAGCATCAAAAGTAACTTGAGTATTACCATTTCTAGTGATTGTCATATTATTACCACCAGTTAAAGTTACAACATCATCATTACCTGTGCTAGGATCTAAACGTAAATTTGGATCATTATTATCACCACCTGTTTGTACAGCTGAAAATTCGTATGTTGTATTAGTGTCTGTAGTATAACTAGGCACATCCCAAGTATTATCTTTACTAAGAAATCTAGTTGCGGTATCAGAAGTACCATCAACCGCGTTTAAATCTACTGTGCCTAAACCTACCGCGCCAGTTGCTGTAGAATTATTAGTTATATCTATATATGTACCTTTTACACTTGTAAATGTTGTTACTCCAGCTCCTGTATAAGTAGGAACATCCCATGTATTATCTTTACTTAAAAATCTTGTATTAACATCAGATGTTCCATCAACCGCACTTAAATCCGCATCAAGCTCTACAGCTCCAGTGCTTGCGGTTGTTGGTGTCATTGTTAAATATGTAGAGTTTGTACTATCAGCTTTAAAACTAGTTACACCAGCATTTGTAGCGGGTACTCTAGTCCAAGCGCTTCCATCATAAATACACCAATCACCTAAA